ATCTACCAGTTTAACTGAGTACATCTACCAGTTTAACTGAGTACATCTACCAGTTTAACTGAGTACATCTACCAGTTTAACTGAGTACATCTACCAGTTTAACTGAGTACATCTACCAGTTTACCAGTTTAACTGAAAAATTTATTCTCTATCACTGAAAATAGATGAACGGGCACAAACATATTTTTACAAATTTTCATTTAAATAAAAGAAGAATAAGATTTTGTGTTTTTGATTATGATCATTATGAAAATGAAGAAATTCATAATGAGGGTTTAGATATTATATCAAAATGTATCAAACAAAAAAATTGTTGGGGAAAAAAGGAATCAGAAGTTATAATAGAAATTTTAAAAGGTGGTGGACATCTATTTATTGATTTAGGTTGTCATATTGGCTATTACTCAGTTCTTGCAAGTTTGTATGGCAATAAAGTGATTGCAGTGGACATTAATAAAAATTATTTGGAGTGTCTTCATAAAACAGCAATGGAAAATTACATGAATAATATTAGGATTAAAAGAATAGATATTAATAGTATTGATAAAAGAACAGAGATTACTAAGAGGAGTAAAATAAGATGTGTGAAAATATCCCTAAATGGCAATGAACTTATTGCTCTTTCAATGTTTAAACATATGTTGAAACAAAAAAATATAGATTACCTCATTGTTAATTATAAAAAAGGCACTGAAGGTTTCGTATTTTTCATGAAAGTTATCGCGGGATTTGGTTATAAAATCCACGACATTGGTCTATCAAATAATGACCCAATTAATGAAGGGAGTGGTCACCTATCTAAACTAGAACAATACGAAATTAAAAAAGAAGATATACCAAAATATTTCAAAGATCTAAAAGCCAAAGAAACAACATTATTACTTGTCAATGGATCACTTTGATATAATCTGGATATATTACACTCTTTCCTGTTACTTTTCTCATGAAGAAAAATCCCATACTTCTTAATTTTTCGACTAAAACTCTACTCACAATCTTATGTTCAATTCCTTGTGTATTTGTAAGTCTGAAACTACAAAAACATATTTGATAATCTTTCACTTTCTTAATCTCTTCTAATGGAAACATACAATTTACAATATTTATAAAATAATGTTCATCAGGACATTCCATATATTTAAACATATTGAGGAATTGTGGTTTTAATACAAAATATATAGCATGATTTCTATCTAATATCATATTTGGATGTTGTTTAGTAAAATCATGACTCTTTAACATTTTTTTTATAGGAACTCCCAATTGATAATATCTCTCCATTTTATTTCTTGGAAATCTCTTAATATATGAACAATCATCCGACATAAGAGAATCGTATAACTCATTGAAAGAAACTATTGGCAAACATGATTGTGACAGGAATATAATTTTTTTGTTTTCTGGATTTGTTATGGCTTTACTCAATAAGAGTAGAGTTGCATAAACAATGAAAATATCACTTTTCCTATATGTTTTAGTTCTGAACTGTTTTGGTAAAACAAATCTTTTAAAAAAACTATTTTTTAAAGGATATTTTGGATGGATATAAATATTACATTTGTCCAAATTATTTTGTAGGTATTTTTGCCATATAAAGGATCTGTCTAAATCTGAGTAAGTTAAAAAACAAAATGCTATTTTGCTCATTATTTTATTAAAGAATTTTTTTATAACCTTTTAACCATCTCATTAATCCCATATTTTTAATTTTTTTGTTTTTGAGATATTTTCTGAATCTTTCTCTTCTTCCTTTGAATGGAAATATGTGTCCTAAAATATGCATCATTCTGATTGATTTTCCTCTGGCAAATCTGAAATTATATGTTATGTATTCTCTCATAAAGGTTATAAGTAAGGATCTTCTGTAAATAAGATTTCCATTTTTGTAATAAATGCGTTGTGCTTTTTCGTAACTGTAAACTTTCTTTCTATTTCTTTTATTTACAATATTGTGTAAATCAACTATCCATCTTATCATTCTTTCTTTACTTTGACAGTTTTTAGCAATTCCTCCAGATCTTCTAATATTTCTATTAAAATGTCTTCTACATTTTATACAAGGAACTGTTCTTGACATTAATGTAATGAATCGAATGTAAAACGGAACAAGACTTTCTTCCCACGTGAGGGATAGAGTGTGCAATATATACCATGTTGATGGACCCCAAGTTTTTCCCATACCCATTTTATATTGTTATATTATTATTACAATATTTTATTGAAGGTATACATTCCTACTTAAATATAAATTTTTAATAAAAAATATAATGTCCAATTTTCATTTTGGCAATACAAACTATGATTATTTAAATCAAAACACTTGCTTCAATTTTCCTGTATCTGGCGGGGATAATCAAATGGGAAGATTGGTTACAGAATATCACACAAGGCAAACACTTTTGTTGAATAATTTGAAAAAAGAGTTGGAACAGAATGATCAGATTAAAAAGAATGATATGGCTCTTATTTTGCAGAAACATGATAATAATAAGGCTGTTATCTATAAAAAATATGGGCAGTTATTGAATAATTTGTTTTTGAGATTGAAGCAAAAAGCTAATTCAACTCATATTGTTTAGATTTATTCTCTAGTATAATTTATATAATGGATAGAATTCATGATATAAATTTGGGGATAGAAATTGAAAGTTGTGTTCCAAAAAAATTTAGTGGAATAGAAGTTAAATATTTTGAACATACTGTTGATCCAACTATTAAATGTCCTGAAAATGGAGGAGTTTATGTGCCTATTGAGTTTGTTTTTGATGGTTATATTAAATTGAGTAAATTGAAATATGTCAGAGAATATATCGAGAAAGTTCAGGAAATAACAAGATATAAAGAAGGTAGGAATAATGAATTAAGTAATAATATTGGATTTACGAAAGAGTACAATTTGAATAGAATGAATAACAAAAATTATAAAAATATTATGTTCAAATTACTCAATCAAATACAACTCAATAATAATAATACAAGAACAACAAGAAAAGTAAATAAGAATGGAAAGCAATTTTGTTCCTACAATTCTTGTGGATTACATTTACATGTTTCAAGTGATAAACTGTTATGGAGTAGTTATGGTTTAGTTTTTTTGTGTAATTTGTTAATCAAATGGAACAGAAAATATCAAGATATATTTTACAATAAATTTCCTTATCAACAAAGATTATTCAAAACAACTTATGCTCCAATGAATAAATTAAGTGAGGAACAGGAAAATATGTTAAATGATATTATTCATAATATTCAGAGGGGGAGTATAACTAATATTATTGATACTCTTATGAGAATTAGTTTGATTGTAAAGAATGGGTTGAGACCTTATTTATATATTTCTATTGATGGATCTGATTTTGTTCATATTGAGTTTAGAGGTATGTCTCCAGTTGGTAATTTGTATAATGTAATTGAATTATTTGGTAAGGCTGTTATTGATATGTATAATGATGTAATTGAAATAACAAATAAGATGATGCCCCATTTGAAGAAAAAAAAGAAGGGTGGTTCTAAATATGTTAATGTGAAAGGATATGGAAAAAGATTGGTTAGATATAATAAAACGAATGGTAGGAGTTATGTTATAATTGGTGGGAAAAGAAAATATAAGTTATAGAATAATTTTAATTCTTCTTTTTATTTCTTTAGCTATAATTCTTTTTGTAACTTTTTTGTGGAGAACATTTTGATCTATTTCATCATATTTTCCAGATTTACTTAAATTTTCTTTACCCCACATTGGTTGTAGATTTGACCAATTGAAACAAACTTGTTGATTGATCTTTTTGGTGAGATCGAATGAACAACATGGAACAATATGGTCAATATGCCATTCTCCATGGTTCTGCCATGTCATACCTTCTTCGAATTTACTTTCAAGATGTTTTTTCAATTCATCTATTGTACATCCAACTAATTCCATTGTGTGCATATATTTGTCTTGTTTAATCTTTGACAATACAGTTCCTATTCTGGTACGTAGTGTACATACCAACTTGAAGTTAGGATCTATTTCCTTACGTTTTTTCTCATATATTAACTGTTTCCTGGTCAATTCCTTTCGATTCTTCTTTCGATATCTTGCTAAACATATTTTACATTCATTTCTTAGCTTGTCCCAATGATTTTTATCATAATTATAGATGCTTAATGGTCTCCATAATTTACAATGACAACATTTTTTACCAATAACATCTTCAATTATTTCATGTTTGACACGATGTTTCGATGGTTGGCCCTTACATTTTTCAGTAATACCCTTTTCCTTCTTAATTTCTTCCCAACTTTTATCACTTTTCGCATATTCTTTTTCACCAAGTTTAAATTCATAACCACCTGTTGTTTTTAAAAAACCTTTAATAACTTTGTTAACATTTGGTGGACATAAATTTAGTCTATTAGCAGCATGTAATTGATCCCTAAATTTTAACCATCGTTTATTTCCAACTTTTCTTCCAAGAACAATTGTAACTTTTGTACCGTCTTTTTTAGTATCATTATACATTTTATTGTAACTTGATACACGTTCTTTATTAGCTTTTCTCCAAGCTCTTGATTGTTCTCTACATAAAATACAAGTTTTCAACTTTTTTGTCTTCTTGTCATTTAAAAAATCATCGGGAACTTTTTCAGTTTTGCACTTGTTACATTTCATCATATTACAATAAATATGATGAATTTTAAAATAATACTTTTGAAAAATCATTTTTAATATTTTTGTTATAAATCAGAAACTACAACATTTGAAAAGAATCCACATTACAACACCAAGTGTAAAGTACTCTCTTTCTGCACATTGTAATCTTCCAGCGTCCTTCCATCCTCAAGTTGCTTACCTGCGAAGATCAATCTTTGCTGATCAGGTGGAATTCCTTCCTTATCCTGAATTTTAGTCTTGATATTCTCAATAGAATCAGATGGTTCTACATCCAATGTAATAGTCTTTCCCGTAAGTGTTTTCACAAAAATCTGCATATTGGATATATATGGGAACAACTCTTTAAATATTTTTAAAATCAATTTTTTTTATGGGTAAAAAAAAAATGAAAATTAATTTGAAGGTTTATTAATTATTTAATTCATATTATGGAATACCCAACATTTGTTTTAACTAGTAAAAGTAAATTGAAGTACAACGCTTTAGTTAAAAATAATCCTTTTGAATTATTTTTACATTATCCATTAGATACTATAGTGGGAAACGATACAGAAACTCCACAACCATTTGGTATTGATAATACGTTCACTTGTGCGGTAAAAAGGATGGCAAACATAAAAAGTCATCGGTACGTTATTTCTATTGAAAATGGTGTATTTTTAGGTGGGTGTACGTATAAGGATATTTGTATGGTTGTTATTCATGACACTAAAACGAAAAAATATTACAGCAATCGAGACCAAATTTCAAAAACAGCTGCTGTTGTAATTGAAGGACAATCTGCTTATGAAGAGATTTCTAAGAAAAAGGCGAAAACCGGTTTGGGATTCACAAAAACTTTCGGATCATATTTCGCAAGAGAATTCGGAGTTCCTCATAACGATTGGATGAAAGATTTGTGTGATTTTCCAAGAGAAAGACAAATAAAAATCGCATTTTTATCAGTCCTTGAACAGATTGAAAACGATAATGAAAATTTGTATCCAGAAATTGAGGAGTTTTTTGAGGGAAGTTATATCCACAGGGGATATCGACTTTTAGTTTAAAAACTACATTATATAAGTTGATAATGAGTCAAGGTTCATCGATTATAATGTTTGATGTGAATAGTACATCGTTATCAGATAATGGTCTTTTTATATTAGAATCTGTTTTGGGATATTCCTTGAGTATTTTATTGGTTGCAATGTATATTCCACAAATTATAAAAATAGCTAAATATAAATCGAGCGATGATTTATCTTATAAATTTATTTTTTTATCAATTATAGCAGAATGTATTGATATTGTATACGGTATTATAATTAATCAATTGCCAATTGTGGTAACGGGAGTATTATTACTGATTTCTTGTATATTATTAGTGATTTTAAAATGTATCTACGATACACCAAAAAATAAAAAGATTCAAAAGAAATTATCTATAACATGGAATGAACATATTGGTGATCAAGTAAAAACTCATAGAAAAGAAGTTGAATTACCAATTGATAAAGATTCATATGTTATTGATTTGTCCGCTTCTTGCGAAGCAGAGGTGTCAGCTTCTTGCGAAGCAGAGGTGTCAGCTTCTTGCGAAGCAGAGGTGTCATCTCATAATCGAGCAGAGGAAAAAAAGTGATACAAAAAAATTAAGTTATTGTTATTCCACATATTTGGTATGGAGCTTACAAAGTATCCTGTTTTTTCAGTGACTATTCGTCACGTTCAGCCTAGCCAAATGGTAACTGTTAAGGTTTCCATCTCGAAGGATGGTTCGGTTCAAGACCTCAAAGAGCGTATCCACGCCAAAACGGGTGTTGTTCCAGCCAACCAACGAGTAGTTTTTGGTGGACGCATTATTTCAGACGAGGAGACCTTGCAGGACCTAGGAATTGGAAACGATTCTGTCCTTCATATGGTTGCTCGTATTGTTCTACCTGAACCGGATCCTGAACATGAACCTGAGTCTGAACCTGAACCTGAGCCTGAATTTGGTGATCTACAAATTTTTGGTAAATGTCTTAACGGCAGAGGGTTTGTGGTTCATGTCAACTATGGGACAGCAACCGTTTATGACTTGAAGGTGGGAATTTCGGATGAATCTGGACGCGCAGTTGATGATATCCGTATTATCCTTTGTGGCACGTTGTTGGAAAACAATGTTTCGCTTAGGGATACTGAAATCTTGAACCACGCTCATTTCCACATCATCTTTCGCTGATTTGAGAAATTAATTTTTCTCTTAGGTAATTAATTTTACCGTTATAAAATTTTTATTTTCTTTTCAGAAAAAAAAAAATGACTAAAAAAATATTAAAGTTATTTGGGACATTGTATCTAACATGGAGAAAACATCACAAGTTAATGATTTTTTTGTGAGCATTTGTTTTGTCACAGACAACGATGTCAAAAAAACTCGTTTTTTGTACAAAAAGGGAAAAACTATCAAATACCTGAAAGAGCGTATTCACGCACTGGCGGGGATAAATCCTGTTGACCAACGGATTATTGTCAGGGGATGTCTTATGACTGATAACATGGTTCCAATTATCGCACCTAATGAAGTCATTTACATGATTCCTACTCAAGGTGCTATTTTTGAAAAACCTGTTAAAAATGATAGTTACGCTTTTGGTAAAGGTCTGGACGGCAGGAATATTGGGGTCCCAATTGACTATGATACAGCAACAGATGATGACTTGAGAGAGTACATTAGTCATGTTTACAATAAGGAGAAAGATAGTATTGATATTATTTTGGCTGGAAATTTGCTAAAAGGAGTTTCATTGAAGGAAACAGGACTTTTAAAGTGTGCTTGCTTTCACTATGTGTTTCGCTAGAATTGATGAATAATTGTTTAAAAAAAATGACCTTTTTTTTTGAATTTTTTTATAAATAATTAAGTATGAAATCTTCAGATTTCAATGTTTTTTCTATCAACATCAGGTGTATTTATGGAAGCGAAACTATCATAAAAGTTCTTCCAACTTGTTTTACACCCTTGGAAATTTTAAATGGAACAAAAATACTTAAAGAAATATAAATAATATTATATGTCCCCATGTGTATTCTTGCGTGGACATTCATGGACGTACTAATAAGTAATTATTAGATGACGACGTCGGTTTAATCAACCCTTAAAAATAATTTTTAAGCATATCCAAAATTTACATGGAATTGATTGTGTCCAACCTTGAAGATCTGATGAAAAATGTTTCATTTTAAATTTCCAAGGGTGTAAATATGATAGTATTTCAACTCTGAAGAAACTTATTGAAAACCAAACAGGTTTCTCATACGACAAACAATGTATTGTTTTTAACGAACGTTTGGTGTCTGATGAACAAATTTTGAAAGAGATTGGAGTTGAATCTGGTTCAACAATTCATATGGTTTACAAAGGGAATAAACGTAAATCCAGAATATATAGTCTCAATGGTCGTGAATTGAATTCTCGTTATGAAACAATAACAACTGTTGAAATTGATTTGAACACATCAACGGTACTTGATTTGAAGAATATCCTAGCTAAAAAATTTGGATGTATGGACGAAGTCAAAATTATTCTTGGAGGCGAAAAACTCAAAGATGATGTTTTACTCGATGATATAAAAATAACATATTATCCACATTTTAACTACAAGCTTCCTTGGCGTTAATCGTTTTTTATAAAAAAAATGACACTTTAATTTCTGTTTATATATTACTTTATATCAAACATGGCATCGAAAGAACGTCATGTTTTGTTGGGTATCAAAACCATCATTGATGGTAAAGGTAAATCACTTATTGTTGAGTGTCCCCTATTCGGCACAGTTTTGGATCTGAAGGAGCGTATTCACGCAAAAACGGGTGTATTGGTGTGTCGTCAACGAATTATCGTTATGGGATTCGAAATTCCGAATTGTGTAGAGATAAAAGAGTTGAATGTTGGAAATCTTGAGATTATCCATATGGTTTGTTTGCCAAAACCGGCCACGGTTAGAATCAAGATTTACAATATCAACTCTGACAGCATAATCAAACTTGATTGCTCACCAACTACAACGGTAGGTGAGATGAAGAGCCAAATTGAAGAGTTGTTTTATGTTGAGTCTCATCTGCAAAAAATTACACTTGACGGTATGGAACTTCGGGATGAACAGTCTATCGACCTGTTCAATCTCAAGAAAGTTTTGTTTGTTCTCGAATTTTAAATAATTAAGGTTATTTTTATAAAAAAATTGATTTTAATTTTATTTCAAATATAATTAAGAAAGTAAAATATACAATGTCTGTTGGGTTTACTATTCGGAAAAAACGCAAGAAATCAAGGTTTATTGGTGTGGACACTTCTCGTTCACGCAATCGTGTAGGATTTCAAGCAAAGAAGATTATTAATTTGGAAAATGAATCTTTTACGATATTTTCAAAAATTTATGATAATGAAGAAGATGCAGCTCGGAGTTATGATAAATTAACAATGAAATTAAATCCTAATAGAAATAATAGATTAAATTTTCCAAAATGTAGACAAAACCAAGAAGATAAGCAAAGTAAAAAGCCTAAAAATAGAAAAAGAAAACGACGTTCTTACCCGATTTATCAAAATACTTTGACAAATACAGATAAATGGAGAATTCAAGCAAGACAAAATTTTTGTTGTAATTTGTGTGGACGTAGTTTCACATCTATGGTCATACAACCTGATGCTGATCATGTCAGACCACTTCAATTTGGAGGAACAAATAATTATGACAATCTTCAATCTTTATGTAAAGCTTGTCATGCATGGAAAACACAACATTTTGACAAAGTTATTGGTGAAATGGTGGCATACAAAGATTACGATAGAGAAACATTCCTTAAATTACAAAAGGAACACTATCTTAAAAAACATGGTGTTATGAATATACCTCATAACATCATGTTGAACAACACACATGGATCACAAGTCAATATTGGTTGTAATATCAATCAATAATTTTTTACAAATCATTGATTTCGTACAATCCATTTGTTTTATAATTCTCATACAAAAATTTAATCAACCTTTTATCCAAAGTCATTAAATGATTAATAATAGTTGTTACCGAAACTGGAACACGTGTTTTCAAATAAATTCCATGTAAATCATACAACAACTTCCTGAAATTCTTCTGGACACGCCCTTCTTTCTTTTGAACACGTATTTTTACATACATATTATTGAGATCTGTTCCAAATTTAATGAAACCCTTCTCATAATCAATAAACATCTTCTTATGTTGTGGATAATATTTCATATAAAGTTTCATAACTTCTGGTCTTGACCTCAACTCCAAAAATCGAATGAACCTTGAACTCTCATTTCCATAAAGTTCCCTCATCTGATTATAAAACTTGAAATAAATTCTCTGTTTCAACATCGGATCATTCCTATTATAAAGAACAACACCTTGATATTTCATAGTCTCCTCTGTTTGATTATTCATATAGTAAACCAACTCCTCATATGTATTTGCCTCATCAAACAATGTTACTCTCTCAATATCTTCCCTATGAACCACATTACCCTCAATTCTAAAAGTCTCTAAATGTACCAAATCAGGAAACTGATAATTAAAAACACTCACATTCTCTGGATGCTTCAACAAAAAGAAATAAACCTTATTCTTTTCAAATTGAAAGTGACTAAAATGAGTATTTTGAACAGCTTCTCTAAACATCACCTCATAATTCTTTTCACTTCTCCACTTAGAATTCCTAGCACTGATACACTTTTTAGTTGCAACCCTAAAAAACCCGGCATAATAATAAACCCTCAAAAGTGTACCCTCAACACAATTTTCAATCACAATTTCATCAAAATTACTCTTGAATTTCGGAAGCACATCATCATTATACTTACAAAACTTATTATAACTATTACAAACAATCCTATTTGTATCCTTCTCCAAAATCATTCCATTACATTCATATTGTAAGGGATTAACATTGTTTCCTTCTCTTTTGTAATAAACCAAATAGAGATTTCCCTCCTCTTTTACTTTTATGTCATGATTATTCAAAAGATCTCTGACATCCTCAAATGCCGACACATTATGCGAATTTAAAAAATTAAGATACTCCATTATCTCTTGGTGATGTTATTTTTTTTTTAAGCTAAATCTTTTCACTTTTTTTGTTTTTTTTATGAACGAATGTTTGGCTATTTTATAAAAAAATATATTTATATTATTATATTAAGAGATGTCAAATAGTGACGAAAATAATAATATGAATTCAGAAAACAATATCATAAATGAACCGATTATAGACATAAATAGCAATAACACAAATGAAAATGAGGAAGAGGTTATAGATGTTCCAGAGAATGAAAATGAGGTGGAGGTTATAGATGTTCCAGAGAATGAAAATGAGGAGGAGGTTATAGATGTTCCAGAGAATGAAAATGAGGTGGAGGTTATAGATGTTCCAGAGAATGAAAATGAGGAGGAGGTTATAGATGTTCCAGAGAATGAAAATGAGGAGGAGGTTATAGATGTTCCAGAGAATGAAAGTGGAATGGATGACAATATTGAAATGGTTATAACTAAAAAAAATAATGATGATGGGAATGAGAATTCTGAGTCTGAATTGGAGTTGGAGGATTCGGATTTAGATAGTGAAATTTTCAATATGTCTGATGAATCTGATTTCGATCTTTTTGAGGATGATGAAATCTCAAAGAAAGAGATGCAAGTAGTTCCAGAAGAGGAGAGACTTTATGAGGATAAGATATATGAGAGAGTTCTGTATGATATGTTAATTCAGGATATTCCTTTAGACAGAAGATCAGATAGAAGAGTTGATATTGAGATTGCAGAAAACATACAAAAGATTCTTGCCACCAAATCAAAAGCAATTAAAACTCTTGAACTTTTAAAAAAAGGAATTAAATATCCAGTTGTAAATGACTATTTAGAAAACAACTATTCTCAGAAATGGGTTATCCCAGTTGTCGCAGATACAAAAGTCATTTTCGCTAAAATTGGAAAAGAGGAATTCTCAGATATCAATGATGAGCTTACTCTCACTGATACACCTCTCACTGAGGGTTTTATCAAAATGAATCAAGTAAATCAATTGAAAGAATGGAAAGAACTCAAAAATAAGTATTCCAAAGACATTATTAACAACAAAGAATATCTAAATTCACTTTTTGAATTACTCTCTGCATATGTTCCAGATAAAGACAATAAAGGAGGAGTCACTAAAAATATGATTCATACAACTTCAGTTTTGCGTTACAACAATATCAATGACATCTATTGGTGTGATCGCAAAGCGTTAGGTGAAGTAACAATTAATAATGATATTGTTGATCCAGAAACATGTGAAGTTGTCAAAATTGAAACAAAACAGTTCATTGCTGGTGAAAAACTCGATATAATTGGTTTCTTTGTTCTTCCATTTGGACACACAACTCCTTATGATGAACTTGGTTTAAACAATGGTCAGAAATCAGTCAATGATAAATTTGGGCTTCTTGGGAAGATCGAAAAGATTACCACTTCGAATCCCGTTGAGATAACAGTTAAGAATCATGGACTTACAGATGATCAGAGAATTTTCATTTCTGGAAGTAACTCTTTCCCGTCTGTTAATGGAACTTATCAGAGAAAAGTCAAAGTTATCAGTGATGATGTTTTTTCCATTGATGTTGACACATCTGGAGGTACAGAAGGTGATGCTGGATTTTTGTATTCCAATTTGAAACTCGAATTTGAAAGCTATAAATTAACAAGAAAGGGTGAAAATGAGGTTAATGTTGTTAAATCTGGAGATGTTGATGAGAAAGTTAAAAACCAAAAATTAGAGTATCCAAAACTTTACTTATTCGATGAAATCAAAATCGAAGCAAAAGACACAGAACTCTACAAAAATATTCTCAACACAATCATTCCATCAGTCAATGACATCCTTGTATTAGAACACCCTTACCTTAAACAATGTAGAACAATCGAAGATATGAATATGATCCTCAAAAAATATTCTCTTGATTACGATGATCTCAATATCAAACAAGTCAAATTATTAAACAAAATACTGGAAACAAAACCAATGCAAATCCAATCCCAATACAATTCCATCACATGGAACAAAAGTAGTGGAGAAAATCAAGATAAACACTTATTTGCTAACAGTTCCTTCTTATTTTCGGATGATTTTCTCGGAAGTAAAGAAATCATTGATTCTTATGGTAAATTTGAACTTATGGGAACAGAAGGTGATAGTGTTGTTGATAGAGTTAGATGGATTTTAAGTCAGAGGGATAATGGTGAGTATTATTTTAAGATTATTGCGAAAAAAATGTTGGCTGAAGTTCAAGGTTTGAAAGATCAAGTTAAAAAACAGAAAGAACTTTTTGAGAAAGAATTGGAGCAGGTTAATAAAGATTTCGCAGATGAGGAGAAGATGAAAAAGTTCTTGGATAATGAAAAAGATTGTTCTAATAAAAAGATGCTTAATACAACAAGACAACCATTTAATTGGACACAAGATCCATTCAAAGATAAATTATATGTTGGTAATGATTGGTCAAATGCTTTAGAGAAAACTGGAACAAATCATGAGAAAGGGAGAAAAGCACTTGTTTACAAACAAATGGAAAAAAAATATTCCCTTTATGAATGGGATGGTGAAAAATGGATTGAAAATGAAGATATCCCAAAATATAAATTAATCAAATACATTTGTGAATTCAAAAACTTGGACTTGACTCAAGTCGACTATTCTCAATTAAATTGTGTTTTCAAAAAAGCAATTGGTTGCCACTCCAAAATGTACATGAAATATAAACTCAGACAAAATGAATTGGAGAAACGCGTCGCTGATTACAAAGAACTTTCAGAATATCTTAACAATCCAGATTTGGCAAAAGAGTTAGATAAATCTATGGAAGGTTTGCGACTTTACTTTACAAATGTTGAAGAAGAAACCAATAATAAAGTTAATGAGGCTTTACTTTTAAATGATAATGATGATAAAGTTGGAATTGAAAGTGGGGTTGATCTTGAGGAAAATTTGGGAGAAATTAATAAAAACCAAGAGAAGATCAACAAGATTGTTTACAAAATCAGAGCCATTGATAATGCAAATGAGAGAAATTATATTTTCAATAAGTTGATTACTATTGATGGTTTGTTAGTTGGTTTAGATCTTTATTCTATTAAATATGGAGCATGGATGACTTGTGGTCATCACTACTATTTGATGTTGAATTCTAGATCAAATGATGAAGAGGAGAAGAGGGATATCTGGGTAAAGATGTTGGAATTATTTAGTGATAATGGTAAAAGTGAGATGCAAAATGAGAGATGTAAAAATTGTGGCGAGCTTTTAGGCATTCGCGGTTATGATGACACTGAGGGTTTCAATGAATTCGGTGCGATTAAGAGATCTCGCGAGATTTGGAATGAAGAGACAACTGAGCTTGTTTTACAGGAAGTTGGTGCCAAAACGGTAACTGCTGAGGAAGAGTTCCAGAGTAATTTGTGTGGAAGTACTAAATTCAGAGATCTTCTTATCAAGAGGGGACTTGATTACAAAACACTTCCAGTCACGAATGAAATTTGCGATATTCTTGTTGATTTAGCTGCTAAATCTGGTATTACGCCTTTGAAGAAAGATGTTATTGACATTCTTATTGACTGTACTAAGATTTTGGCAAAGAAACCTACATTTAATGAGTTTAAATTAAAAGAGAAAAAGAAATTGAGAATGTCTGGAAAGTCAAAAGAGGATATTGCTAGAATTTCAAATGATTCATTTAAAAAAAGATATAATTCAAGAATTAATGTTCAGAAATATAGTACTATTGCGGCGAGACTTTTAGTTACTCTCCAAACATCTATCCCACCATATGCTAGAACAAGTAAGAACACTGTTTGTACTTTCAGTGGTTTTGATGGTCAAAATGGTATAGATTATTTTGTTTGTATGTTGGATAAGATTTATAAGAGAGGTGAAGTTTCATTAAAAGGTAATGATAACAAAGAAACTATTTTAAGAAAGATGTTAATGAAAGACCTTAATGAGTTCAAAAAAATGAAGAATATTAATGAGTTGTACACTTTAAAAGCAAAATATGAGAAAAAGAAGGAACAGATTATTAATGATATTAACGAAGCTCGTGAAGAACACAGATTCAAAGATTATGATAAATTAGATAAAGACATCATGAAAGATATCAGATCAAAAGCTGGAACATACAAAGGAGTAATTGAAGGTAGGGATACACTTATGAGAAGATTGTATAATTTGGCACAGAATATTAAGAAAGATTTACAAACAGTCATTCAGAAATCACCAATTATTGACGTTGTAACCAAAGCAACTGAGAATTCATGTTGTGCGGAAGCGGTTGATGAGTTTAAGGGTTATTATGGTTTCATTAGTGAGGTTTTAGAGAATGAAGATATTTTTGATATGTTTGAGGAGTCGAAATATTTGTACAAATATTTACAAGATTTTGTGAAGATTGGTGTTATTACAAGATTGTATTTAACTGAGGAGAAGAATTTGGCTATTAATAATAATTTCGTTTTTTCTGGACCAGTAACAGATAGTGATCAGATAATGAAAGAGAAGTTTGTTGCTTACGTTGATGAAGGTCAATATAAGGGTGAACAAAGAAATTTTGTTGGTGATAGATTTGATAAGAAGAATTTCGTTGATTTAAAGAGTGGAAAATCTTTGGAGCAAATCGAGGAACAGACACATTCGAGGGAGCAGTTTGCTGAGCTTTTGGAGAGTATTTCGGATAAGAATTTCAGTTTGACTGATAAGTTCCAGACAATTTATGAAAGGGATTCTAAGTTATTGGAGGAATTGAAGAATGAATCTGATGCAAGTTTGAATGAGAAGGTACATAATTTGATTAATAAGTTGAGTTTGATTTGTAAGAAGGAGAATGATAAGGATTTCGTGAAGACATATGTTGATATGTTTATGAATATTGGTAAGAGATCTAAGGTTAAGAAATATAATTTGAGTGATGAGGAAATATCTGAGCTTTCAGTTTATGAGAAGATTCAGAATGAGAGGGATATTAAAGCATATAGAATTGAACAACTCAAGAAGCTTTATTTGGATTATTTCCTTAAGAATATTTTCAAGATTAGAACACAAACTTTTAATAGGGATTATCAGTTAGATTTTGTAGATAGTGATAAAATTATGGATGAAATTCAGGAGATGATTTTTAAGGAGAATGAGAAATTGAATGATTTTAAAGGTGCTAAATTCAAGGCTGTTTTTAATAAGATTCATATTGATCATTATCCAGACTTTATTTCCAATTTGTATGGACAGAGGGATAAATGGTCTTGTACTTTTAAAGCTGTTAAGGAGTATAGTAAATATAATATGGATATTACTTTCAATATTATTCTGTTCCTTTTGGTTCAACAATTACAAAAAGCTTTTGACGAAATTTCAGTTGGTGACATCACAGAAAGTGCTGAAGGTGATGGTAATAATAGCGGTGTTTCTGTTTCTAAGAATGAAGCTGTTCATATTTTCAGTAAATTCATTATTAACATGTTGGATGATTTCCACGGAAAAGAAAGAATGTTCGATATTTCTGATGTCGAGTTAGAGAAGATGAACAACATGAAGAGAGAGGAATTACGTGTCAAAGCTATTAAACTTGAAGATGAAATGAGAGGAATGCCTATTGAGTACTACTACTTGAAGAAGGGAAGTTCATCATTTGTCGACGAAATTGATGGTGCAGAAGACGTTTTAACCAGTAAGGAAGAGATTGAGAAGAAACACAATGAAATCCGTGATAGTATAATGAGTGAAGGTATGGGAGTTCTCAAAGATAAACTCGGAAGAGATCCAACTACAGCTGAATTAGATGAGTTTACTGATCAGTATCTTGAGAGTGAACGTATTGATATGGAAGAAACACTTGACCAATTCAATTTGGTTCAACCAAAAGAGGGTCTTAATGTTATTGAATCCGGAGGAGATTATGGAGATTTACCACAAGGTATTGAGAATGAGGGTGATGGAATACCTGCTAACTATTTCGCTGAGAATGATGTTGGTAATGAATTCACACCTTTGGTTTATTAAGCACTTTAATAAAAGTTAACTAAATTTACTTAAATAATATTATAATATCTTTAATAAATATTATAATATGCCTATTCCTAATAAATATGGTTATTGTGGTAACTGTTTACATGGGTGTTGTTGTTATTGTGAAAATAAAAATTGTTACTATTGTAGAGATTATGGTGAATATATGGATAGTAGAAATTGTAAGAAATATTATAATTGGTCAAAATATGTATGTTTTGAATGTAAAAGAGGATGGTCGGTAAATCGTGAAAAATATGTTAAAAAAATTAAAGAGATTTATGATAAAATTGGAAAGAATGTTAGTTATGAATGGAAAGAATGTTGTTATTGTTCAAGATGTAATAAAAAGGCACAAAGAGTTTCTGTATCTGTTAGATATCCAAAAAAGAATGATAAAAAAGGCTGGAAACTTTTAGAAAAGTTAATTTCTTGTGAAGATTTAAGAAAATGTAAAAAAGGAACATTAGGTTGTCTTTGGTATGAACTTGGTGGTTTAGGTTGTTTCTTACATAAAAAAGATGAGGTTAGGAAATTGATTTGGGTTCCAAAACATATAAATCAATATGATGATTGGTTAAATTATATGAAGAGTGAAAAAATATCTTGATATGATTATTAGATTGAATGCCAAAAAAACAAACAACACGGTCAAAATATGCTAAATGTAAGGAGAAAATAATGGATTCATATATGAAGAAGTATGAAAGGGGAGAGTTAAAAAGTAGTAATGAAAAGATTGTTAAAAATCGTTTACAAGCTGTCGCTATTGGTTTATCTATGAGTGAAAAATTGTGTGAAAGTAAAATAAGTAAAGCAGATATCCAAGATAAAGAAACAAGGGTAAACGTTATGTTATTTTCTCATAAAGAAAAAGATGATGAATTATTAACAACTAAGTTACAATTATCAAATGTAAAGAATGCTATTTTTCTTCTTGAATATTATAAAAAGAAACGAATGAATAAGAAATATGTGGAATTGAAGAATAATTTGTTATCGAGGGCCTTATTAGCGTTTGGTGAAAGTAATTTGACTACAAACGTATATAAAGAGATAAAGAAGTTGATATTAAAAAAAAAATGATTTTATAAAAATTTGGAATAATATTTGTCATGTGTTTTGTATGACAAATAATACCTTTTATGATATTTTAAAAATAATTCTTTTATTTTTGGGTTTAACTCTTATATTTAGTTACCATTGGAAACACCGAGACGGTATTTCATTTTTAATCTCTTTTTTTATCCTTATTAAATTGACTATTGAAATTATTATATTTCTAGATAATGGTAATCCACCCGTATATGTTTGGGTGACGGCTAGACAACTAGACGACTAGACAACTAGACAACTAGACAACTAGACAAACATTCTTATAACAAAGAATAAAATACCAACAATTAAACCTTTCAAAATAACACCTTTCAAATTAACATGACCATATTCATTTGCTACTTTTGGAATAAGTTTCATTAATGTTTTGTCGACAACTCCTAAGTTAAAGAGTACGAAAAGGACAACAACAATAAGGGGTCCAATCATCTTTCCGCTAAGTCCATTTGTCATATTCTTGAGATTATCCATGAATCCCTTCTTTGGTGGTTCTTGTTGAACCGGAGGAGGATGTTGTTGTTGGTATTGCATTTGATATTGACGTGCACGTTCTAATTCCATCATTCTATGTTGGTTGGCCATAGCTGGGTCTAACTGTCTTTGTTCTGTACCGGCATTAATCTGTGCACGCTCTTCTGTTTGGTGCATAGGGCCATTTTCCAATTCATTATACTTCTGTAAAACTTGTGCGGAAGTTGATAAATTGGAACTTTCTGTGGTATTGTCATCCATATGCATTAAATTCTCTATGGGTGTGCTTTGATTTTCCATATAATTTTATTGTATATGTTTTTATGGCACAACAGACGCACGGGTGTCTTAAATATCAATCGCGTCTTTTGTACATTTTGTTGGCATAACAGAGTATTGATAACATTTGTCATTAAACATATAAGTCTTTTCTTTAATAACATCTGGAGATGGCGCTTTATAAACTATACAATCGCGGCCTTTACAAGCTTTTCTAAAAATACATGCCAATCCTAAACCCCACAAAATAGAAACAATAATTCTCCCTAATGGTGATTTCAAAATACCAATCATACTATATTATATTACAGATTTTTTATCATTTGCTGAAAAAATTCTTCTTAATCTTTGTGAAGATACTTTCTTTATCATTTTCTGTATTTTCAACATGTTGGATCTTTGTAAACTCTATCTTTCCAGTATCTTTTGGACATTGGACCTCTTTTGGTTTATATTTGTAACAAGTTTCAGCACTATCTTTGTATATAATTTTATGAGAATTATCAGGTGTTGGATATTTAATAACAATTTTTGGCGGGGGAGTAGAAATGTAGTTGAGTAAGATACCGACACCAAGTGCAATAATTAGCCATAATGGGCTTATATATTCTAATATCTTCATTATAATATATAATTATATAATTATCTGATTAAACACCAAATAATAAATCATTAACTATTTCAATGTAAGTTGATAAATTAAAATTTTTAACAGAAGTCATATGATTTTTTTGAAGAAATTGTTCAGGAATATTTATAATTTCATGAAATTTATCGTTAAATAAATTTATAATGTTATCAATATGACTTGCTCCAGCAAATAATAAACATTTATCAGCAGTTGGTCCACATGGACCATTATATCTTTTTGATGGTAAATTGCCATAATTCATTAAGACGCGGTAAAATAAATAAATATCGGTCATAAATAAATGTTTTGTACGCAAACTATCATATATTTCTGGAGGTGTAATTCTATATTTTGACCGGATTGGTTCTGGTATTTTTGAATATTCTTTGTTTATTCTTTTTGAAAGATTCGACAAAAAATATCCAGTAATATGTAATAAATTATCTCTAAATTTTGGATTTAAAATGAAATTATTTATTTTTGAACCAACCGTCTCAAAATATTCTGGTTTTTCTTTCATTAAATCTAAATATTTACTGTTATCTACATCACCGTCATAACCAAAATATAATAAAGTCAATAATGATTTTACAAAAAAATATTTTTTTTCACTTGAAATAGAATTATCATCATTTTTAAAAAATAATTGTATTAATTTTTCTTTTGTTATATCCCCACCATTTAAGATTTCCTTGATGATAGTGTGAATATTTTCATATTTATTTTCACAAAACGAAATAAATACCATTAAAAATGATCTATCAAAAAAAACATCATTTTTTTTGAAATGTTCTCTTGTATCAAATTTGTGAATTCTTAAATATTCATTATCTATCATTTTCAAATTACCCATTAATTTTGATAAAGACAAAACATTCATTTTTTCCTCATAATAATAATTCTCTAATATTTTTTTTTCTCTGATAAAATCTTCAACAAACATATCCAAACATATATGTGAATCGCGTGCTTTTTGTACAGGTATATTAACTAAATTAAAATATCCAAGGTAATTGCTATTATTACGTATTTGATGTATTTCTCCGATAAATAAATATTTTCTTGGAGAGTAACCATCAAATTTTAATTTACAAAAAAAAAGATTTGCATTATTAATATTTGTATCTGATGGATTTTCTCTAATTTGTGTATTTAATTTTTTTTTAAATTTTTGTTTTATTCTATATGGCAATCCATTCAATTGTGATTCTATTTCTCTTGATTTATTTCTAAAATCAGAAATTTTTTGTTGAAGTTCATTTTTATTTTCTGGTGTTAATATTTCATTTTTATCCAACATATTGGAGTAATATTTAATATCCTTATTTAAATTAACATATCTGTTCATCAATTCTGAAATTTTACTTTCGTGATCAGTTCCCTCAATTTTGACCAAAAGTGAATCTTGATTTTGACCTATACGATTTATTTTGCCACGAATATTTATATTAGGTACTTTACTCTGTGGTACAAATTGTAGTTTTCTGTATGATCTTTTTTTCTTTTTCTTTTTAGGCATGACAACAATTATATAATATATATAATATTATTATTTGATTTTGATAAGTTTCAATTCATTTTCATCAGATCCATCTGTTTGTTTTTGTTTTTCGGGAATTTTAATATCAACTTCTTTGTTTTCTTTAACTTCTGGCATTTTCAAGATGAAATTGTTGTTGATACTGTCATAGAGTTCTGTTTTTTCTTCTAATTCTTTTTTTAACGCATTAACTTCTGCTTGTAGTTGGATATATTCTTTTGAAAAGTGGATCCATTCTAATATCTTTTTGACATTTGTGAGATCCATGTTGTGTTTTTCGGATTCTTTTTTCATATTTTGTTCTGATAAAAGTTGGCGATTATTATCATTATAAGCTTTTAAAAGTTCATTAACTTTATCATTCGTTACTTTATTTCTGTTAATATTTTTGTATGTTTCTGTTCTTTTGAAATAAAGACTACTAAGTTTGAAAAGTCCTTGTGTTTTTTCATTATTTAGCTGTTCAAGATGTTCTTTTTGTTGTGATAAAATAACTTTGATAGCACTTGTAACAACATTTATTTTTTTAAGTTCTTCTTTTAATTCATCAAATTCTTTTTTGTTTGATGATTCGTTTCCAATATTACTGATCAAAACACTAATTTTGTTATAAATTGTATTTTTTCTATTTTCTTGTTCAACATAATGTTTTTGAATATTGACAATTATGGGTGGAACTATAACAGTTTTGTTATTATTGTTACTTTTCTCAATCATAATATACATATTATTCATTGTTACTCTTTTGAAATCATCTGTTGATCTTGGCTTTCTGAAAAATAAAGCAACCAATCTTTCATAATTCTTATAAACATCTGATTCCCTAGAACTCAATTGTTCTGGAAAAACATCACCACCAATGTTTCTATTTAATTGTGGTTTTTCTTTAACATCAGAATTGTTTACTGTTCCAACATTGGAATTATCAACTGTATCATTATCATTATTGGTGTTGTCAACGGTGTTATTATCATTATTGGAATTGTTTTCTTCAACCGTTAATGAATTTTCACTATTCTCTCCAACTCCCATATTTGATTGAACTTCTTCTTCACCTTCATCTACATTATTATTTGGATCAGTATTAACATTTTCTAAATTTATTGTTTTAATATCATCATCGATGCTATTATTGTTCATATAATAAATAGTATATTTTTTTTTATCTAATCTAATAATAGGATGTTA